AAAAGAAAAAGAAAACAAATAATTCAACAAAAAATAAAAAGAAAAAGAAAACAAATAATTCAACAAAAAATAAAAGTAAAAAGAAAACAAATAAAAGTAAAAACAAATAAAAGTAAAAACAAATAAAAGTAAAAACAAATAAAAGTAAAAACAAATAAAAGTAAAAACATATAAAAGCAATTAGTTTTATTATAAAATTTAATTAATTTTATTATAATAATTATGTCAAGTTTCAAAAAAATAGAAATCAATCCTGCTTTATTTAATGTAGGAGGTAAAACAAAGAAAAATAGAGAAAAAAGAGAAAAACCTGTTATTTCCCCTATAATATCACCAAATATCATAAAAAATAAATTGTTAAAAAGAATTAAAGAACATAAATATAAGGAAATAAAAGATTTAGAAGTAAATTCTAAAAAAGAATCGCAAGATTTTTCTAGTCCAAGATTAGTTGATATTAATAGTTATAGTAATGAATTTAATGAATCTATTGAGTATTTAAATTCACTTTCAAAAGAGAAACAAAAGGAAAAAACATATGACAAAAGAAAACAAGAAATAGATAGAAAAACAATAAAACATAAGAGTATATATTCTGACATAAATGGTGGTTCACAACAAGTTACTAATACAAATACAAATACAAATTCACCTTATGTCAATATTGAATTACCAGAAGAATTAAAAAGTCCATTAATAAGTGTTACTACGGAACAATTAAATAAACAAAAGCCCAATAGTGATGTGCCTTATGGTATTTTAAAAGGTGGTTTTAAACCGACCTATAGAACGTGGACTCAAAGAAATAATCAGGTGGTATCTAATCCTCGTTTAGCGTTAACTGTTTCAAACAATACTATAATACATGATAAAAATGAAAGAGAAGAAAGATTATCTAAATTGAAGGAAAAAATAAAACAAAAAGAAAATAGACAACCCACATTTGCTCCTGTATTATCTGAGCCAATAATAAATAATAATAAAACTTTTGTAGAACCTAAATTAAACGAAAATAATAATATTTTAATTGATACAAAAAAGGATAACGAAAAACCATTTTTTTCTTTCAATACAGATAAAATTAGCACATCGTTTTCAGAAGTAGAAACCGCACAAAATAATAATATAACACCGAATAATAATACATCATCTAATATAAATAATGCGTCATCTAACAATAATATAATAATACAAAATGCTGGTCAAGACGAAACACACGATGTAAAAATTAAAAGAATTCATACAAAATCTATTCGTAAAATATATACACTCGGAAAATCAAAGAATCAAAAAACAGTGGCTATTTTATTAAAAGATAGACAAACTAGAAAGAAAGTATTAGCAGCACAAAAAGACCTTAAAAAGGAACCTATTAATGATATTAAAAAATACCTAAGAACACATAATTTAATTAAAATTGGAAGTAATGCACCAAATGATGTTGTCAGAAAAATATATGAATCGGCAATGTTAGCAGGTGAAATTACAAATAATAATAAAGATACATTACTTCACAATTTTATGAAAGATGACAGCGATTTGTAACACGACAGCGATTTGTAACACGACAGCGATTTGTAACACGACAGCGATTTGTAACACGACAGCGATTTGTAAAAAAGATAATTAATAATATATTAAAGATTACAATATAATATATTATAGTTCATAAATGGCACTAATAAAAGAATATTTTGATTTAACAAAGAAATACAAGGTTGATTATGGTGATAATTCTGTATTATTAATGCAAGTAGGTTCATTCTTTGAAGTATATGGAATTTTAGATAAGAAGTCCGGATTAATAACAGGAAGTCAAATCTTAGATTTCTCTCGTATATGCGAATTAAATGTCGTCGAGAAGAACGTTTGTGTTGGTAAAGATAATGTTGTTATGGCAGGTTTCAAAGACATTATGATTGAAAAATATATAAAAAAACTACAAGAATCTGGGTTCACATCAATCGTTTATACTCAGGACCAGGCAGCTAAAAATACTACACGTAGTCTTGCCGGTATTTTTAGTCCAGGGACATATTTTTCGAATGAAACCCAAAAACTTACAAATAATTTAACATGTATATGGGTAAGCCTGGTTAATAATAAAATATTTCAAAAGGGGAAGCATGTAATAGTAGGTGTTTCTAATATTGATATTTATACTGGTAAAACAAGTATTTTCCAGTTTAAAGAAGTTTATATTAATAATCCAACTACGTATGATGAATTAGAGCGATTTATATCAATTTATAATCCAAGTGAAGTTATAATTATATCTAATTTGCCAAATAAAGAAATAGATGATATAATTAATTACGCAAATATAAAAAGTAGTTCGATTCACAAAATTGTTATGGTTGAGGATGAAGAATCTAATAATGTAAAAGATAGCAAGTTTTTGTTACGTGCTAAAAACTGCGAAAAACAAAGCTATCAAAAGGAAATATTATGTAAGTTTTTTAAAATTGATAATTATGAGTCCTTCATTCAAAATTTTTATGATAATGATATAGCTACACAATCTTTTTGTTTTTTACTTGATTTTGTATATCAGCATAATCAACATCTTGTTTCAAAAATCAGCGAACCTGTTTTTGAAAATTGCTCGTCACGTTTAATATTAGCAAACCATTCATTGAAACAATTAAATATTATTGATGACAATAATTATACTGGTAAATATTCTTCTGTAATGAAAATGCTGAATGAATGTTTGACTCCTATGGGAAAAAGAAAGTTTGATTATTCTTTTTTAAACCCTACGACAAACGTAATCAATTTAGAGCGAGAATATAATATTACTGAACACTATTTAGATAATTACATTATTTATAATGATTTTTTAAGACAAAATTTGTCTACCATTAAAGACATTTCAAAATGCGAAAGGCAAGTGTTTTTAAGAAAAATATCACCGAAATTGTTTTGTGGGTTATACCATAATGTTTCAATTATTAAAAACATCTATAATTTTATTGTGAAAAATAACAAATCGATTTTTATAACAGATTATTTAACATTTTTTGATGCGAATACAAGTAAAATTGACCTATATTGTGATAATGTAATGGAATTTATAGAGCAAAATATAGATCTTAAATTAGCCGAAGAAATTGAATTAACTCAAACGCAAAATTTTGATATAAATTTTATAAATATAGGCGTTGACACTGAATTAGATAATAAAAAAGATACAATTAAAGCATCTGAAGAAAAACTAGAATCTATTAAAAACTATTTGAATAGCCTTATTTTAGACAAGGGAAAAACAAGTGAATTTATTAAAATACACGAAACTGAAAAGAACAATTTCAGTTTAATTTGTACTAGTAGACGGTGTAAGTTATTAGAGGATAATTTACCTCAAATAGCAACAGTTGTTAAGTTAAAATATAATAGAGAATCGAATTTAAATGGAGAATCGAATTTAAATGGAGAATCGAATTTAAATGGAGAATCGAATTTAAATGGAGAATCGAATTTAAACAAAGAATTTGATTTTAAAGTGTCTAAAAAACAATTCATATTCAGTAAACAAACCGCCTCGAATAACATTATTGAAGACGAACAAATAAAGGGTATTTGTAAAACAATTACTTCAATCAAGGTTGAAATGAAGGAATTAATAACGCACGTTTATTACAAATTTGTCGAAAAGTTTGAGTCGTTTCAGTATAAAATGGAAAGCATTATTAATTTTATCACACTTATTGATGTTATTTATGGAAAGGCTAATATTGCTAAAAAATATAATTATTGTAAGCCTAAAATTGTTCAAGCAACTAAATCGTTTGTAAATGCAAAGGCGTTAAGACATTGCCTTATTGAGAGACTACAAACCAATGAACTTTATGTAACCAACGACATTATTATTGGTAATGGTCATACAGATGGCATTTTACTGTATGGTACTAATGCGGTGGGTAAAACAAGTATTATTAGGGCGCTTGGTATTTCTCTCATTATGGCTCAGTCAGGACTATTTGTCCCTTGTACGGAGTTTACTTATAAACCTTATAACTATATATTTACTCGTATTCTTGGAAACGATAATATTTTCAAGGGTTTGTCTACTTTTGCGGTAGAGATGTCAGAATTACGCACTATTTTGCGTCTTGCGGATGAAAACAGTTTAGTTTTGGGCGACGAGTTGTGTTCTGGAACTGAAATTTCTTCGGCAATTAGTATTTTTGTGGCTGGAATTCAAAGGCTGAATCAATTGAAAAGTAGTTTTATTTTTGCTACGCATTTACATGAGATAGTAGATTATGATGAAATTAATGATTTACAAAATCTTTCATTGAAACATATGTCGGTAATATACAATAAAGAACAAGATGTCCTTATTTATGACCGCAAATTACGTGATGGACCAGGAAATAGTATGTATGGGTTAGAAGTGTGTAAATCGCTAAGCTTGCCTGAAGATTTTTTAAATGATGCATATAACATTCGTATGAAATATCATCCGGAAAGCGACAGTTTATTGTCGAAAAAATCTTCGCATTTTAATGCTAAAAAAATTATGAATAATTGTGAAAAATGCGGAATATATATGGGGACGGAAGTTCATCATTTGCAACATCAATCGGGCGCAAATAATGACGGAATTATAAATAATAATGGTTCAGTTTTTCATAAAAACAATTTGGCGAATTTAATTACAGTATGTGAAAAATGTCATAATGAAATTCATAGTTCTGGTTCGCAACATAAAAAGGTAAAAACGACAAAGGGGTATCAAATACGTGAAATATAAAATGATTTTAATTCTTTATTAAATTATTAGCGTCGTCTTTTCCTAGATTTCTTCGCACTTTTTGTTAAAGAATTTATTCCTTTTATGCCTAAATCAAATCCAGATTTTAATGCTCCGTATAAATCTTTCGCACCCTTTTTGGCAATAGGTGTGGCTTTTACACCGATTGTTTTTAATCCTGATTTAATAAGAGGAACAGCTTTTTTACTGGTTTTTCCAATAGTCTTTAAAAATTTACTTGTATTGTTTTTTGTGCTTCTATTTTTACGCGATTTTGCCATTATAAATTAAATTGATATTTTAAATTATATCATTTGATTTCATTATTTTTGTTATTTTGTTTTTTGTTATTTTTTTTTGTTTTTTTGTTATTTGTTATTTTTCTATAAATAAAAAATTGATTTTAATTTAAAAGATATTAGAATAATATAAATAGTTATATATAAGAATGATAATTCCTGTTAAATGCTTTACATGCGGTATGGTAATCGCTAATAAATATAGATACTATATCGAAGAAGTTCGTAAAAGAAAGTTGGCAAAACAAGTAAATATAAATGATGGGTCTAGCAACATTGATAAAGTCCTGTATTTAACAAAAGAATTTCATGAAAAAACACCCGAAGGTGAAGTAATGGATGAACTTGGATTAAATAAAATGTGTTGTAGAAGACATTTATTGACACATGTCGATATTGAATAATTTCTGTGTATATAGTATAAATGACAAGGAACAAAACTAAGGCTGGTAAAAGACCCAAATATAATATGCGCGGTTGTTCTACAAAAAAATGTAAGTATTTAGGAGGTCAGTGTACCCCTTATCCTTCTCAAGGCCCACCACCGAATCCATATATAGTATTAGGCAGTAAATATCAATCCGGAGGTAGTTGTGGTTGCGGTAGTTCTGGATTAAGTAAATTGTTTGACGGTGGTCATAGAGGTGGGTCAAGTAGTTTTGTTGGAAGTCCATGGACGGCTACTAATTGGCCATCTGCTAACAATGCGAATCATTATCCTGTGAATACGTATACACCTGTTGACATCCAACTAAAAACACAGGTATCAGGTGTTAATCCTCCTTATTCAAAAGGAGGAAGAAAAATGCGTAGATCAAAATCCATAAAATCAAAAACAAGAAGATCATTACAAAAAGGTGGTAATTTCTCTAATTTTTTATTACAAGATTTAGCTAATTTTGGAAGAGGATTGTCATACAGTGCTGGTTCAGCTTATAATACACTTATTGGAACGTCAGCACCAGTAAATCCGATGCCGTGGCGAGGACAATTAGTAGGCACAACTGGAAGTAAAATATAATTTTTTCTATTTTCTATTTTTCTAATATTATATAATAATAATTATTTATATATATAAATTAAATGGCTTTTCCAAAATCATTAAAAGAATTGTGCCAACCCGCATTAGTATATTTTATTATTTCATTTATATCAGTAGGTTTGATTTTACTACAAAATTTAGGAAATGAACATAGTTATAATGTAGGAGCATTTTCTTGTCGTGTTCCAAATACATCTATTGTATTTGTTATTAAATTTATTTACATTATGTTTTGGACATGGATTCTTAATTTAATATGTAAAGATGGATATACAAATGTATCATGGCTACTAGTTTTACTTCCATATGTTTTATTTTTTGTTATTATTGGTATTATTATGATAAATAAATAATTTAGTAAAATTTTACATACAATTTAATACAATTATTTAATATATAAAATATATATTAAATATATAATGAAAATTAAAAACGGTTTTAGTTATGAGAAAAATGAATGGATGTTTATATCTGTAAAAGGTGAGCCAAAAGAAAGAGGATATGCTTATGGTTATTTATGCGCAAAACAATTTGCCGAAATTCAAAAGATGTTAGAATTCTTTATTTTAGAAAGCTACGGACAAACATGGGAATATATGATTAAAATAATTAATGACGATTTTAAAGAAATGACCAAAAACGAATTTACTGAATTGTATGAAGAAATGGAAGGAATTGCTGACGGATTTAACGCCGCAGGAACTAAAACAACCATTGATGAAATAATTGCGTGGAATTTTTATATGTCTATGTCATATTGGTATGGTTGGAAAAATGGTTCGGCTGGTGGTAAAGAAGGCGGTTCCTCTTTAGCAAAGGATAAATGTAGCGCTTTCATTGCTGTAGGCGATTGGACAACAGATGGTAAAATTGTAGTAGCTCATAACTCCTTTACAGATTATATTGATGGACAATATTCAAACATTATATTAGATTTAAATCCTTCAAAAGGTTCACGTTTTATAATGCAAACTTCGCCTGGATGGATATGGAGTGCTACAGATTTCTTTGTTACTGAAAAAGGTATTATTGGAACTGAAACAACTATTGGTGGTTTTAACGTTTATGAAAAAAAAATACCTATAGGTTATCGAATTAGAAAAGCCATGCAATATGGTGATTCACTAGATGACTATGTTAAAATACTATTAGACGGTAATTCGGGTGATTACGCAAATTCGTGGTTATTTGGTGATATAAATACAAATGAAATTATGAGAATTGAATTAGGTCTAAAATATAATAATATTGAAAGAACAAAAAATGGGTTTTTTATTGGTTTTAATGCTCCTTATGATCCTAAAATAAGAAATTTAGAATGCGGAAATTCAGGTATGTATGACATAAGAAGACATCAAGGAGCTCGTTTAGTGCGTCTAAATGATTTAATGGATACACATAAGGGTAAAATTAATATTGAGGTAGCTAAAGAAATAATAGCTGACCATTATGATGTTTATTTACAAAAAGATGATAACCCTTGTTCTAGAACAGTTTGCTCACATTATGATTTAGATGCGCGTGAATATATGTCTCAAGCCGACCGTCCCAAACCTTTTGCTCCTCATGGTGCGTGTGATGGTTGTGTTGCCGATACAAATATGGCAAAGAAAATGTCATTTTCAGCACGGTTTGGTAACTCATGTGGTATGCCTTTTATAGCAGAAGAATATTTTAAAAAAAACAGGCAATGGGAAATTTTCAAACCTTATATTAAAGACAGACCATCCGCACCTTGGACGGATTTTGCTATAGAAGATAAATTTAAAACATCGAAAACTTCGAGAACAATCAAAACAATTTTGTCTAAAAGAAATAAACATAATAGCAATAAAAAAACATTAAAAAATTAGAGTAAAATATATATAATAATAATTTCATTTTAAAAAAATATGATTATTATTATATACAATGGAAGATATATCTTGGAAAATTATTCACAAATATTTTACAGACAATCCAAATAACTTAGTAAATCATCATTTAGAATCATATAACGATTTTTTTAATGGAGGAATTAATCGGATTTTGAATGAAAACAATCCTATTCGGTTTATTGAGAGAGAAGATGAAAGTGAGCCAGATTCCCAACGAAATGAATGTATGTTATATTTAGGTGGTAAAGACGGATCTAAAATATATTTGGGTAAACCTATTATTTATGACGACAATCATTCTCATTTTATGTATCCAAATGACGCACGTTTACGAAATATGACATATGGAACCACGGTTCATTATGATGTTGACGTAGATTTTATCTATTATTACAATGGTACAAAAATGGAAAAAACAATTACCTTGGAAAAAATATTTTTAGGGCGTTTTCCGATTATGTTACAATCCAATTTGTGTATTTTGAGTGGTCTTGAGCGAGAAGCCCGATTTAATATGGGTGAATGCCGTAATGATTATGGAGGTTATTTTATTATTGACGGAAAAGAAAAAATAGTAATTCCACAGGAAAAATTTGCAGATAATATGCTTTATATAAAACAAAATAAGGAGGATGATATTTATTTGAATTCCGCGGAAATTAGGTCAGTATCTGAAGATACATCGAAACCAATTAGAACCACTGCCGTCAAAATTGTCGCTCCTTCTCCTTCTTTTACAAACAAACAAATTGTAGTAGGAATTCCTAATGTTAGAAAACCCGTACCATTATTTATAGTAATGCGCGCGTTAGGCGTCATTTCAGATAAAGATATTATAAAAACGTGCCTATTAGACCTGGATAAAAATAACTCTTATATTGATTTATTTATTCCTTCTGTTCACGATGCTAATAAAATTTTCAATCAAACAACGGCTTTAAAATACATTGCTTCTTTTACAAAAAGAAATACTATTTCTGGTACATTGGAGATTTTGTCTGATTATTTTTTACCACACGTAGGCGAATTAAATTTTTTAGAAAAGGCATATTTTTTAGGTAATATGGTATTTCGTCTATTAAAAGTTTATAATAAAGAAGAAAAACCAACAGACCGCGATAATTTCCGTTTTAAAAGAGTTGAATTAACAGGTTCCCTAATTTACGATTTATTTCGCGAATACTATTTAATACAAAAGAAAGATATATCGAGAAAAATTGACGAGGAGTATTATTATCATAAAGGCGAATACAAAGGAATTGATGAGCCTTCTAAAAAAAAGAGCGCGGGCGACGATAAAAGTAAAGAATCATCTAAATATCGTGGTGACAATTTTATTGGATTAATTGAATCTAATATTAGAGAATTTTTTAAAGACCGAATTGTTGAAGCCGGTTTTAAAAAGGCATTCAAAGGAAACTGGGGTTCTGAGTCACACACGAAAAGATTAGGAGCGGTTCAAGATTTAAACAGATTAAGTTGGTATACATTTATTTCGCATTTACGCAAGATTAATTTACCTTTAGATTCAAGCGCAAAAGTTGTTGGACCGCGTCTTTTAAATAGTTCTCAATGGGGATTTATTGATCCAATTGATACGCCGGATGGTGGTAATATTGGTTTACATAAACATTTGTCAATTGCCGCACATATTACTAGCGGTACATCATCTCTTCCTATAATAAATTGGTTAAGATCTAATACTCCATTAAAAATTATTATGGAATGTTCTCACGAACAATTAGCCATTAGCACAAAGGTTTTTGTTAATGGAAACTGGATTGGTGCTATTGATTCGCCATTTGAAATAATTGATACATTTAAATTATATAAGCGTAACGGACTTATCCCGATTTTTACAAGCATTTCTTTTAATTATCAACATAATGAAATAAATATTTACACAGATGCTGGCAGATTATCACGACCAATTTATTATATAGATGAAAACAAAAAAGAAAGTTTTAATAGAAAGGATATTATGGAAAAAATCAAAAATGAAAAATTATCATGGACACAATTGGTTTCTGGAATTAAAGAAAAATCACTTGAAAATTATTCTATTAAATCGAACAAAATATATCAAGTAAATCAATTATATAAAGATGCAGCTTCTAAATTAGATGAGGTATATGAAATGTTACAAAAAAATAAAGCAGTCATTGATTATATAGATACTGCGGAAGAAGAGTCATCCTTGATTGCTGTAAGACAAGAAGACTTGAAAAAAAGTAAATATTATACACATATTGAAATTGATCCTTCGCTTATTTTAGGTGTTATGGGAAATTTAATTATTTACCCAGAAAATAACCCAGTGGCTCGTAATTCTTTTTCTTGTGGTCAAAGTAAGCAAGCAGTTTCAATGTATCACTCGAATTATCAAATGAGAATTGATAAAATGGGTGTCGTATTAAATTATGGTCAGGTTCCATTAATTAAATCCAGATATTTAGAGTATATAAATAATGAAGAGCAACCATATGGTATAAACGCAATTGTAGCAATTATGTCTTATACAGGTTATAACGTAGAAGATGCGATTTTAATTAATGAGGGCGCATTAAATCGTGGCATTTTTAGGACTACCTATTATTCTATGTATGAAGAAAGAGAAGAAAGTTCGAAAGTTTCAGGGTTGTCTAATTCTAAATTCGCAAATATTGAAAAAAATAAAGTTACGGGTACAAAACCTGGTTATGATTATAGTTTATTAGATGATTATGGAATGATTAAAGAAAACACTCCGGTAAATGATAAAATGATTTTAATTGGTAAAATTTCGTCAAATCTTGAAAACAAGGATTTATGGACAGATGCTTCTGTTAAACCAAAAAAAGGACAACTCGGTTTCGTAGATAAATCTTTTATAACGGATTCAGAGGATGGGTTTAATATTGCTAAAGTTAGAATTCGTGAAGAACGAATTCCCGCAATAGGCGATAAAATGGCCAGTAGGGCAGGACAAAAAGGCACAATTGGTTTAATTATTCCAGAGGAAAACATGCCTTTTACAGCAGATGGAATTAGACCTGATCTAATAATTAATCCACACGCGCTTCCATCTCGTATGACTATAGGGCAAATTGTAGAATCTTTATTTGGCAAAGCGTGCACTAATTATGGCATGTTTGGCGATTGTACCGCTTTTCAAGTGAAAGGTTCCAATCATCAAACGTATGGAAAAATGCTTGTGGAAGCTGGGTTTCATTCAAGTGGCAATCAATTATTGTATAATGGCATGACAGGTGAGCAATTAGAGTCAAATATTTATATTGGACCTACATATTATATGCGTTTAAAACACATGGTTAAAGATAAAATCAATTACCGTGCACGAGGACCGAACACTGGATTAACAAGACAACCCGTCCAAGGAAGAGCAAATGATGGTGGGCTTCGTATTGGAGAAATGGAGCGTGATGGTGTATTGGCACACGGTTTATCGTATTTCCTTAATGAATCATTTTTAGTAAGAGGCGATGAATATTACATGGCGGTTTGTAATAAAACTGGAGCAATTGCGATTTATAATGAGGCGAAAAATATATTTTTAAGTCCATTTGCGGATGGTCCAATTAATTTCCATACTAATCCAGATGGAACGATGAATATTAAAAATGTAAGTAAATTTGGACGCTCATTCAGTTTAGTAAAAATACCATATTCTTTTAAATTATTGATACACGAATTACAAACCATGAATATTCAAATGAGGATTATTACAGATGAAAATGTTGATCAATTGACAAGCATGTCTTACTCAGATAATATCAATAAATTGCTTAAAACTGATGAAAAGGATATTAAAAATATTATTTCAATGTATACAACAAATATTAGTAAAAAAATAGATAATATTAATAAATTTAATATACCTCAGGAAGTTCCGATTTTGCCTACTCGAGATACACCGTCTGAAAATGAAAACAATGAATACGCTCCAGATTCACCACTTTATGCTCCAAACTCGCCACTTTATAATCCAGATTCGCCGCTTTATGCTCCAAACTCGCCGCTTTATGCTCCAAACTCGCCGCTTTATGCTCCAGATTCGCCAGATTATAATAAGCCAGCTTCACCATATTATTCACCAGATTCACCAGATTATAATCCAGATTCACCACCTTATAATCCCCAAGATTCGCCCATAATAGTTCAAGGCGAAGAATTACCAACTGGGTCTCAAGTTTTGCCAACAGGTGAAATAGTTTTGCCTCCTAAACAGTCTTTAAATATTCCATTTATTCCTGCTTCATTAGATAATCAAAATACACTTGTAAATAGTGATATGAAACCAGAATCAAAAGAAGTTACCTTTGCTGAACCACAATCAAGTATATTGAATGTGGCTGAAGCAAAAGAGGATAAACCTAGTGATTCAAATGAAAACAAAGATAGTTCTAGTTCCAACAACTCGGATACAAGAAAAATTATTAATATTTAAATTATTAATATTTAAATTATTAATATTTAAATAAAATTGAATTAAAAATATATTATAATGATAATATTATAATATATAAATATGAAGAGCCAACAGCCACCTAGCAATAAAAATAAGAATTCCACTAGCAGTTTAATATCTTCTGTATATACTTCCAGAAAAAATGTGCTAGATTTAATGAAAAGACAAAATTACAATGTAGCTGATTATGCGAATTTTAGTATTAACGAGGTAAATTCTATGTTACAAAATAATCAACTAGATATGCTTTTAGAAAAAGATATTCCCGATGAAATAACAAATAGGAAAAGTAAGATTTATATTAGTTATTATTTAGCAAAACTAATTAAAAAACAAAACCTTGAAGAGATGATTGATGATTTATTTAATCTTGAACAAATTTTGACAAAAGAAGATACACTATTTATTATTATTAAAGAAGATATGAATGAAACATTAATAAACGAACTAAAACACATTTGGGAAAAAGAAGGTATATTTATAGTCATTCAAAATATAAAAAGATTACAGTTTAATATTTTAGATCATATTCTTGTTCCGCCACACCGCGTTATGACAAATAAAGAAATTAGTGATGTTATGATGAAATATAATATAAAGGATAGAAATGAATTTCCAGAAATTTCTAGATTTGACCCAGTAGCACAAGTAATAGGATTAAGACCAGGCAATGTATGTGAGATTACACGGTCTAGTAAAACATCTATTAAAGCGGTATATTATAGAGTTTGCATTTAGGTTTTATATTTAATAATAAATGCAAATATTAATTTGCTTTGTATATATTAATATGGATTTATTAGATAGTTATACAAAAAATAATATTTTAGATTCTTTTCCTAAACCAAGTATTTTTTTAACACAATTAGATACGATTCAATCACAATTAGGACCTATTTTAGATGATTTTAATAAATATTTTGTTTTTTATAATATGAATCCTCAAATTAGCGAAAATCAAAAAATGTATGATAATATTAAAAATAACATACAAGAATTATATACATCACTTCTTAGAACTTCAAGAGATGTTGATAAAAATGTTAATGAAATTAATAATGATTATCAGGAATTGAATAAATTAATTGAAATACTTAAAAAACGCAATGAACCTCTTAAAAAAAAATTAGGAATTGTTGAGGATACATATGATGGTTCTGATACGATGATTACTAATTATAAAGATATGTATAATTTACAATATTTAAAAAATTTCTCTTTAGGATTAGGAACAGTACTTTCATTAGTTCTTATTACAAAAATATTTAAGGGTCAAAATCAAGGACAAATGGCTGTTTATTAGTTAATTAGTTAATTAGTTAATTAATTTTAATTTAAAACATTTTATAATTTAAATAAAATGTTTTCTAAAATAAGAAATAATTTTAAACCATTATCGAATTATTCAATATTTAGTGAATATATTATAAAAACTAATCATAATTATAATAATTCTATTAAAAAAGACTGTGAAAATTATGTATTTAAAAAAAATATGCGTGAATTAATTAATAAAAATAATGATTCTAGTATTATAAAATGCTGTAACGACAGCACATCTGGTTTTACATTATTTACAATAACAACTTTTAGTATAGGTTTATACACTTTTTTATATTTTTATAGATGTAAAAAATAATTTTTGTTTTCTTTTTATTTATATATAATAATGTCAAATACAACTAATAATGAAAATCACAATCAAAATTTAAATAATACTGGTTCAGTTATTTTAAATTTAGAGAATATTAGCACAGAATATAATAATGTTTTAACACAATATAACCAAGCACGTTCGAATTATATAAATTATCTGAATACTATGACTGAAACTCAAGACGCAAGTGGGAACACCGAAGACGCAAGTGGGAATTCACAATATTTTGTTTTAAAAAATACTTTTTATGGTCAAAATTACCTTGTTAATCCTACTAAAACAAATAATATAGCTGGATGTAAAAATAAATGCTCGGCAAATTCCAGTTGCACTGGTGCTAATTTTGTAAATGGTAGCACTTGTTTATTAATGAAAGATGTAAATGGTGAATTATCACCAAAACAATCATCAAATGCTATTGTTCCTCCAGAAGTATATTATTTGAATACTTTAAAAAAATTAAATCAACAATTAATACATTTAAATAATAAATTAACACAACAAATAAATAAAGGAGAGCCAATTTATGATAAACAGGTCCAAGAAAGACAAAAACAAGGTGAAGTATTAGATAAAAATTACAAAAGTCTTCTTTCTGAAAGACATAAAATTGAGGCACAGTTACAAGAATTTGATGATATTAATGAAGCACAAACAAATAGTACTTTGATAGTTAATAAAAACTATGCTGTATATAAATATCTTCTTTTTGTCCTTGTCATTATAGTGTTAATAATTATGAGTTTGCCGTCAGGTGTCTCTAATCAATTTATAGGTCAAATGGGAGGCAAAATAATTGATAACGATTACAAACACATTATTTATGGATTTATTATTTTTATTGTAGTTTTAGTAATAATAATATACGTAAAATAAATATAATAATATTATTAATTTATATTATTAATGTCTTTTTATGGATTTAATTTTACTGAAAGAAATTGCGGCGGACTAGGTGCTATGATTCACGATGTAACAATGGCTTGTGTATACGCAGAACAAAATAATCTACAATTATGTTTCGTTAAAGAAGGTTATGATATTCCAAGGTTTAACGGTTCTATTGATGATACAGATGTACCAAATAAGACGTGGCATTCTTATTTTAATTCTTTTCCAATAGTTGAAAAAAAAGACTGTATCGAATGTTGGCCAAAATATTTACCAGAAACAACAAAAGCTGATTGTGATATAGAGAAATTTTCTAATTTATTGAAAGAAAAAATTTGTGATTTTAAACCAGAAATATATGATGAAATAAATAATCTAGTAAAAAAAACACCTTTTAATGCTGAAACAGATATTGTAGTTCATATTCGTCAGACAGATAAAATAATAGAAAACTTTGCTTTTCTTCCAATTGAAAATTATATAAATGAATGTGAATATGCTTTAAAAGAATTAGGAGATAAGAAAAATAGAATATATATATGTACTGATGATTCTAAAGTATGTTCTGAAATTCAAGATTATTTTAGTATTAAAAATGTAGAAGTTGTTTGGGATACTACAGAATCTAAAGATGCGTTACATGTAATAAGGACTAAAAATAATTTAACAAAAAGTTTAGCACAACAAGAAACAATGAATGCTTTTAAAAATATATTTATAATGAAGAACACGAAATATTTAATTGGTGGTAGAATGTCTTATTTTTTTAGAATTGCTGAACTACTTCGTTATCCGAATAAAAGTATAAATATTCAAGATAATGGAATATTTGGTGTAGCGCAATATTCTTCTGAAAAATATTTAATTCGTCCTTATTCTAAAAAAGCTATACCTGATTTTATAAATAAATATTATATTAAAAATAAAGAAGTTATTAAAATGTATAATAAAATTTATAATGAAGAAAATATAATAACAATCCCAAAGTTTATTTCATTATCTGTATTGAAAGATATAAGAGAAGATATAGAAAATTATAAATGGTGGCATCACGCAATGATTCCAGATAATAATATATGGAAAGTTAAATATGAAAAAAAAATAAGTGACAAAAACATTGAAGAGTGTAATAAAAATCTCATACAAAAAAACTTTACATATAGATTTATGAGATCGTTAAATCATTATGAAACTTGTTCTTGTGTGTCATGTAAAATGATTGAAACAGTAAAATGTTTCCATGTTACTGATTTATTATGTCAAATTATTGGATGTAAAAATATAAGACCAGGTGAAATATTTTTTAGTAATTATGGAAAAGACGATTTTTTATCAATACATCATGATAAAAATAAAGGTGATATTGCTGTTACTTTTTCGTTATCATATGATTGGCATCCAACATACGGCGGTATATTACACTTTTGTGACGAATACAAAAATATTTATAAAAGTGTTGTACCAACTTTAGGTTCGGTAAATATTTTTAAACTAGACCCTAATAAAGGTATAGATCATTTTGTATCTTGTGTAAATGTAGATAAAAACAGATATACATTAACAGCATGGTATTATATAATAAATTAGAATTTGATTTAATTATTTAATAATATTTATTAATATAAATTTAGTATATATTTATATTAATGGAAAGTATAATTAAAGATTCAGATATGTCGAAAGAATATAAAATATGGGATAATTCAAATTTATACACAAAAAGTGACTATAATGAATTAATATTAAACCAATCTCATTCGCTTAATCATGGTAATAAATTCAAGAAGAAGCAGAAGAAAAATACAAATAACATGATTACAAATAAAATAATGGAAGGATTCTCTCTTCAAAATGGTTCAGAATTAAATACATCTCAACAGTCAAAAGATGTTTTATTACAAGCCCAATTGACTCCAACACAAGAAAATAATATCGAATCTTTAAAGAATAAATTTAATCAATCTTTAGAAGAATATCAGCAATTGTATAGTGAAATTACTGGTTCTGTTAATACATATATAAGTAGAACAGATTCAAATAATCCATATATAAGCAAAAATATTAAGTTTACAGATGGAACAATTTGCTATGTTACGAATAAAGGTGTAGCAAAACCGTATTCAAATTTTCAAATATATAAAGCTACTGCTGGAATCAATGGTTGCCCTTCACAACAAGAAATAGTCGATGTAAATATACCATTTTCGTCAACCTATACTGAAGGCACTCAAATACCAACTACTCCACCATTAATTGTAGGATCATCAATGAATCAAGGGCAAAGTTGTGGTAATGAAGGAGAGAACGTTTTCGTAAATTCAATTATAAGTAATCCAACTACAAAATATTTAGGTTGTTATGCTGATAATTCAAGCGGAAAACCAACAATGTCATTTATAGGTGGCGCACCATCACCTCCCAGTAATATTACTATAGTAAATGGAAATTTTTCACAACCTCCATTATCCAATAATAATTACGGTGGTTATTTTGGTACAAATACTGCTGTTCCAGGCTGGTATTTTAATGCTTATATAATAAATAATTGGAGTGGTTTGGCATCATATATTCCAATTCCTTACCCAGGCGGTAATCAATGTACATACATAGTTTCAAATCAATACATTTATCAAGTGCTAAATTTAACAACTGGGACGTATACTTTATCTTTTTCTGCTAGTAGTTATATAGGTAACCCACTTACTATTACAGTTGCTAGCACAAATTCAACCCCTACTCAAGCAACACAAACTTTTAATGTTAATCCACCTCAGGGTTCTTGGACATCTTATACAGAAACTTTTAATATTACAACAAGCGGACCATTTCAAATAACTTTTACCGGGAAATCTGGTAGTCAAGCAAGTGCTTTAACAAATATTTCAATATCTTCAAGTAATAATAATAACGCAAATGGAACTTATACATATGGCACTTGTGAACAAGCAGCGATTGATGGCGGATATAAATATTTCGCATTACAAAATGTAAATCAAACAACATCTCAAGGTTACTGCGCAGTATCAAATGATAAGATTATTTCTACAAGTAATGGTATAGCAAATACAATATCATCTCAAATATCTTTATGGAATTCAAATACTGCTAATCAAACAGGAAATACCGCTAATTTTATTAATGGTTCTCTAAATGTTCTTAATTCAAGCGGTGCTGCTGTATTTTCTACACCAAATAGCACTACACAACCAAGCACTTATGTTGGTTGTTATGCCGATAAATCTACTAGAGCTATGTTAATGTATAATAAAGGCTCTCAACAATATAATAATTCACAATGTCAACAAATTGCTCAATCTATAGGAGCCACATATTATGGTTTACAAAATTCAACTTCAGGACAAAATGCTCAATGTTTTACTAATAGTAATTTGAGTCAAACAAAACAATATGGTGTAGCAAGTAATTGTACAAAAATTAGTGATGGCTCCTGGTCTGGAGGTGGTTGGTCTAACGCAGTATATAGCACGTCAACCCCAACTGTCAATTATTTTTTAATTCTTCAAGATGACGGTAATATGTGTATTTATTTAGGTTCTAGTCCGAACGATAATCAAGGCTTAATATGGCAATCTGTAACAAATGGAAAACAACAAAAAGGAAATCCTTTGATGGTTGCTTCTAAAAATAAATTTAAACAAAATTGGATGCCTAGCGGTTCTGTATTGAATCCTGGTGAATTTTTAAGTTCTACACAAGGCGATTTAGTATTGATTATGCAATCGGATGGTAATATTGTCTTATACACATATCAAACTGAGATAAATTGTCAGAAAATGGCTGATGGTAATATTGGAGGTGGTTTAAACGCAAATTCTTTATATGAATTAAGTAGTGTAGGTATTCCGGGTAATATGGAAAAATTATCTTACATAGACCAGGATTCCAAATTATACACATATCCTGATTCAAATATTCAATTAGGAACTACTTATACAAAAATTTCGGGTTACGATACATCTGGAAATAATATATCAGGCGCAAGTTTTGGAAATGCTACAGCTGATACTTGTCAAACAGCGTGTAATAATAATCAAAGTTGTGGAGGATTTACATTTGATAATACAAATGGTATTTGCTACCCAAAAACAACTGAAATGTATCCAAATAGTGCTAGACAACCATTATCTGGGTCTGACATTTATATAAGAAATAAAGTTGTTCAACCATTACCACCAGGTGTAAGTTCTTTAACACAAAATATTGATACAGTTCAGTATCAAAATTATGTCAGTTCTGGAAAACAAGTAGGAGATAATGTGAATATGAATAATTTAAAGATAGATAGTGTTCAAAAAGCGAAATTGGAACAAATGCAAACGAAGTTACAACTTTTAGCAAATAAAATAGTTAATTTAAACGGTAAATTAAATTTAGCCGATATTAAAGTAACCTCACAATCGGCGATCGATTCATTACAATTAGGAAAATATTTAATTGAATACAAAATAACGGATAAAAAATTGAATTCTTATAATTCTGCTGTAAATACAAATATAGAAAATATATTAAATGATAGTGATATAATTGTTTTACAGCAAAATTATAAATATATGTTTTGGACTACTTTAGCCGTAGGAACCGTGTTATTATCAATGAATATTGTATAAATAAAATTATTATTATTAAAATTATTAAATTAATAATAATAATAATATTAATAAATTTTAACTTTTTTCACAATATAGATTATACATGAATAATATTATAGCATTTTGGGATAAATTAACATATAATGATATACTCTTATTAATAATAATTTTGTGTTTAATTGTATATTATATATTTTTAGAAAAAAAACAATATGAAGGAATGACGCAAAACTCGTGTGCTATTATTGGAAATCATAAATATGACTCATATTGTGAATCTAATCAAGCAAAAAAAAATAATAATTGTGAATCAAAATGTTCTACAATAGTTCCTGGATTAGGAAACGTTTGTTGTGAAAGTAGTTGTTGTTTATCTAATACAACACCAAATAATTTACCTGATATGGAAGAAAATAATTCTCAAATATTAAATGATATTCAATCTTTACAGACATTAGAGCAGGAATTATTTAGTAATTTAGAAAATCAGCCAGATTTAACGTTAGACCAACAGAAAGATATGATTAATAAAATTAATAATATTTCTAATATGCGTGTTAATTTATATGAAACATTGGGTGGTGTAAATGATTTTTTTAAATCTTCTTTATATAACTCTACAAGTACCTTACTAGAACAAACAAAAGCCATTGAAATTGTGGAGCAAGAATTAAATAAGTCAAAAAAACGTTTAGAATTATTAGAAGAAGAAAAAAGCAACAAAATTCGTCTTGTTGAAATTAATACTTATTATGGGCAAAAATATGCTGAACATAGCGATTTAATGAAAAATATTATTTATATTTTAATTCCGGTTCTTATATTTACAGTATTAAAAAATAAGGGTATATTATCCAATTCTATTTATTATATTTTAGTGATAATTATAACCGTTATTGGATCATTTACTTTATGGAATAAATTCATGTCTATTATGTCTCGTGATTCTATGAATTATCAAGAATATAACTGGTATTTTGACGCAAAAACTGCTCCTGCTGCGAATCCGAGTGACAGTAGTGATCCGTGGGCAAGCAACAATGGTAGCAACGGAACTTGTATGGGTCAAGCTTGTTGCCCGAATGGTCTAACTTATGACATAAGTGCAAATAAATGTATTGTTAATAATTCCAGTGCATCTACAAGTATAACGACTGCTACAAGTACAGACACAAGTACAACTACAGACACAAGTACAGACACAAGTACAAGCGCAACTACAGACTCATCCAACACAACTGAATCCTTTGTATCTGACATTTTTACTAAACATGCTGCTAATTATAATAAATCGGATGTCATTTTAGGGAATAATATAAAACCGCGAAATAGTTCTAAATTTTGGTAATTTTTTAAAAATCTTATAATTGTATAGTATAGTATAGAATGAGTTGTCAAAAAAATTATAATCAATTAAAAAAACAAAATGAGGAATTACTTCAAGAAAACGCTAAATATAAAAAAACAGTTAATACTGGTAAAAATAGCATAAATAGTTTTATAGATAAAGCTACAAAAGCATTAGGTTGTGATTCTAATTGTCAAAGACAGAAAACAATTGATGATTTAAAAAACAAATATTTAGCAGCAAAAACAAATCTTATAACAGCACCATCTCAAGTTGAATCATCATATAAAAATTATCTAGTATATTTAGAAGGTGAACCTGCATATCTTGAATATAGAGAGTCTGAATTACATGCTAAAGCCGAACAAATAACAAATACTATACAAAAAGATGTAACTAATATAATTAATACTGAAAAACGTAATGTTAATACATATGATGGTTTATTAATTAATTTAAATAATATATATGAATACTATGAGCGTTATTTAAAAGAAAATATTGAACTTGAAAATAAATTGAAAATTATGACTAGTGATATTGTCACAAATGATAGAAAAACATATTATGAAGAACAAGGTATTGAATCATTGAAAAAATATTATATTATAATTTTTATATTTTATGCTATTGTCGTTGTTTCATTTATTGTTTGTTGTTTTGTAGTGCCTTCCAATTTATCTATTAAAGTAAAAATAGTAATATTAGTTTTACTAATTATTTATCCGTTTATTTCGTCATGGTTGTTAACACAAATCATACATTTGTATGATAAAACCGCTGAATTATTACCTAAAAACGTGTATAAAAATATATAACATTTTTATGAAAATTAGTTTTAAGTATAATAAAATAATGTAATACATTTTTCATAGGTTAAACTATTTTTACCAAATAAAGATAACTCATAATCTAATAAACATTTCATAAAATTTTTATTAGGACATATTCTATTTCTTTCATTTCTTACACCAATAAACGTATTTTTTAAATCTAATTTATAATTTTTCATTATGTAAGCAATAACAATTGTGGATGACCTACTTATTCCAGCCACACAGTTAACTAATACAATATTTTCTTTATTTATAATATCACAAATTTCATCAAAATAGTGTGAAATATTACAACTATAATCATCGCTAAGTTCATAATTATATACTTTTACATTGGAATTTGTATTATTAATTTTCAATTTTTCAGCAACACAAATTATACAAGAAATGTTGTTATTTTTTATAAAAACTTCATCATTCGCATCAAACATATCACCCAAATACAATTTATTTTTTATAATTTCACTCATTATATATTACATCTTTAGAAAATAAAAAAATAAAAATAAAAATAAAAAGAAAATAAAATAATAAAAATAAAACATATTTTTATTATTATTAATTTAATCATTTTTATAAAAATCATAAAATTATATAAATTTAATTATCACCTTGTAAATCATTCATCTCATCAGTCGCTTCAGGATAAATTATCTTTACACAGTGCCATCCGGACGTCTTATGAAGACCAAATTTCTTATCCATATAATCATACAATTCCTGTGCCTTTGGAACATTTTTCTGCCCTTGTTCCAATTGAAACCAAAACTTAAATTGATTAACTAATTCAGTCTTCTTAATTAAATCCTTTACATTACCAGTCTTACACACATTCTCAGTAACAAATGCGGCAATATGGTCCTGACCTTTTCTGTATTTATTCGATGCTTCCATAACAATATCACAATCAATAACGACTCCATTTGTTTCGAAAGCACGCTTTACAAGCATACTAGCAAACACAGGCGCAAACTTGGGCAATTTATCCTTTAAAGATTTATCCTTTGTAAACACATAAGGAGTATCATCTGTATGATCTTCGCCATCGTCAACAAACTTCGATAAATAATCACATTTTCTAATACGTCTCCATGTACCGTCATCATTACTTCCAATTTCGAATAAATTGTTTGTACAAACTACCAGATTAAATTGAGGTTCGAATGTTTCACTTTCGCAGTATAAAGCTCTTCCTTGAATCGGATCTCCACCAGTCAATTCTTTCATAATACCTTCATTCAATTTGACCCCCTTTGTAGGTTCTTGCATAACAGCATATCGAATACCCTTTAACTGCATAATTTCAGATGATGTTCCGCCGATGCTATTTCGTTTTTCAGTTACTAATGTAATCGGTACAGTGCCTTTATATTCACCTAAGGTTTGCGTCATCAAATCAGTTAAGATTGATTTACCATTACTACCACTTCCAAAATAAACATTGAAAGTTTGATTCATATTTGTTCCAATTAAACATGACGCTAAATGGTCCCACATATATCTGTTCAATTCTGGAACAGGAAATAATTTTTCCATAAATGATAAGATATCGTCACTAACGCTTTTAATGTCTGGATTACTGACATTATATTCTACATAATTAATACCAGTAGTTTTTGTAATATAGTCTTGAGGATATCCATCTCTAAAAACCTTATTCTTAAAATCAATCACACCATTATTAAAACACAATAAATATTTATTTGTATCCATATTCTTAACAAAATTCGCATCGTGAAATATTTCCATCGTTTCCCTGTAAATATTATTCTTATCATTTGTTTTTCTTAACTTCAATAATAACCCACTAATTGTCGATATTTTTGTCTGAATTTCAGCCTTTATATTTTTATCTTCTTCTAATTCAAATTTAGTATCATATGAATCACGTACAGAATAATATATATTATACAATTCTTCTGAAATCGCATTTCTTATTGTGAGACCTCTATCTAATTCCCATCTATGCTTTTTAAATATATACCATATACCTTTTTTATCATAACTTACACAAACGTACTTATCTTTATACATTTGATATAACACTTTTGCAACATCATATTCTGCTTGTCCTGATAATGTTTGTTCTATATAATGATTAATTGTCTTAATCTTTACCTTTTCATATTCGGCAAAGGCGTCTTGCTTTGCCCAATACATAATTGAACGCTTTGTAACGCCTTCTTTAGATACGTTAAAATATTTCTTCCAATCATAATACAGTGACGGGATTGTTTTATAGTCAAAATCGGATGCTTTACTTCTAAGCATAACCCATGATAAGAATAATCTTTCATCTGTATGCTTTAACGCAAAAGCTACTTGACGATTTAACAAATGTGATCCTGGATCATAATACTTTTCCGGAAGAATCTGAGTATATTCATGGATTTCTTTGATTTCGTATTCAGATATTGTTAATTTACTTATCATATTTTCTACCGCACGATTCAATACCTCTTTATTTGTTATATCATTCAATGAAATATTGTCGTTTTCTCCATCGTTATCATCCTCAATAGTTAATAAATTTAATTTATTTCTACTGTATGTTTTTTTAATTTTAGAATCGGTAAAACTATTTTTTCGATTACTTTCCTCTAATTTCTTATTATATATATCTTGTATTTTAGGGTTAATTTCGAACTTAGGATTTTCTTCATTATGAGCTGACAATTTAATGAAGTTTTTTTTCAAATCAAATTGTTTTACAGATTGCTCGTTCAGCATAAATTGTCCATCCGATTCATCGTATGTAATATTATGATGTTGGGATAGCTCATATGCTTCGTGGCCAGGTTTTCTAGAACCATACATTTGCCACGGTGCTGAACCTTTTGTGATTGAGTTATCTAATATATCATCCATGTTATTTGTTACGGGTAAATCACTAAATGTATCTGGTAAAATAGTTAGCATCTTTTCTCGTAACATTACTTGTATAATTCGGTCTACTTGAATACCGAATAAAAGATGAATTCCGTCTTTTGTGATATTTTTTTCTTCTAACCTATTTACATTTTGTTTTTCAAAGACAAACACGTCAAAATTTGTGTTTTCATCAAAAACATAATATGTTTTAAGTTCATCCAAATATAAAGATATCATTTCAATAATATGATGTTTATTGTGTTTTCTTTCTTTAATAGAGTAGTCATATTTTAAATCTATATCTATTAATAAGGGACCATTATCTATTAATTGACGTTCTGTTAAATATTCTTTTCTTTTTTTTACAAATATGTGTTCATAATATATTGTATGAAACAATGCCAATTCCTCTTTTGGAATGTAATACGAACCAGGGTGTATATTTAAATTTGAATCGGGAATTCGTGTATGTGTATTTTTTACACCTGGTTTAGAATCGTTAGCATTATGATTTGATAAAAATGTATTTAGGTCTTGCGAGTTGTTACTTGTCATTTTATTCATATTAATATAATATATAGATATTATTCTATTTCATTTTTTTTATATAATAAAAAATGAAATTTTAAAAATAATTTTTAATTTAAAAATTAACTTTAAATTTAAAAAATTAAATTTTATTTTTATTTTTGTTATTATTTTTTTATTATTTTTGTTATTATAATACTTTGTAAAATTGATATAAAAATATAAATATAAATATTTATAACTATGACTACAATTGTTTCAAAAGATACTATCCAAAAGTTATTGAAGGATATAAAAGATATTTATAAGAATCCTCTAATTGATAATGGTATTTATTATATTCATGATGATAGTGATATGTTAAAAGGATATGCTTTAATTATAGGACCTTCAGACACCCCCTATTTTGGCGGTAATTATTTTTTTGAATTAAATTTTCCAACGGATTATCCATATAAGCCTCCGAAGGTTACTTACTGCACAAATGGTGAAAATATTAGATTCAATCCTAATTTATATAAATGCGGTAAAGTATGTATTTCTTTATTAAATACGTGGAGGGGTGAACAATGGACATCATGTCAATCTATAAGGACTGTTTTATTAACACTTTGTACTCTTTTATGTAAAGACCCATTATTAAATGAACCCGGAGTTTCAAAAACACATCAAGATTTCAATAAATATACACAAATTGTCGAACATTGTAATATTAAAATTGCGGTTTGTGATATTGTTAACAAAAAAGTTGGTATTTATGATGATAAGTTTGATATTTTTTATACGTATGTGAAAGAGAATTTTTTGATAAATTATGATAAGTTATTAGAATTTGTAGATAAACAAATTTCTAGTGAAGTTTTTAAAGAAAAACCATCGCTTTATACAAACTATTATACTATGAACGTCATAATTGATTATGAATCATTACGTAATAAACTTGCTGAATGTAAGAATAAATTACAATAATTTGTATATTTTATATATTTTATATATTTTATATATTTTATAAAAAATTGAAATAAATAAATAATATAAAAGTATATTATAACTAATAACATGCACTTCTGTTCTAACTGTAATAATATGTATTATATTGAAATAAATAGTGAAGACAGTAATAAACTTGTCTATTATTGTAGAAAATGCGGAAATAAAGATTCGTTATTGGCAGTTGATAATTTATGTGTTTCAAAAGTTCAAATTAAGAAATCCGAGCAATCTTTTAATCATATAATTAATAAATATACAAAATTAGACCCTACTCTGCCTAGAGTTAGTAAAATTTTGTGTCCAAATCCAGATTGTAAAACAAACCATGGATCTAAAGCCTCAGCGTCAGCGTCGGAAAATGAGGCTGGAGAACGTGAAATTATATACTTACGTTACGATGCTGTAAATATAAAATATGTCTATTTGTGTTCAACTTGTGATACTGTATGGAAAAATAATGAGAATAATTAAACAAAACAAATTAAAATGACAAATGATAAAATAATAAAAGAAACTAAAATTATTAATTTTAGAATTTTATTTAAAAAAGAAAATTGATTTATTTTTATTTAAAAGAATCTTTAGTAAATATAGTAACAATGAGCGATATTGATTCTGACAAAGAAGAAGATTATGATAGCGGCGATAATGAAGATTTTACAAATAATACTAATAATATAAAAAAGCCTGTAAAACTCATTTTACAAAATAAAAATGATTTTGGTGCGGATATAATGAGTGAAGATGAAGATGAAAACGAAGAAGATGAAGATGAAGAAGATGATAATATTTCTGCGATCATAGATGGAGCTAAAGGTCCTGGTGACGAAGATGAAGATTATTATGATGATGATGATAGTGATGATGAGGGTAGCGAAGCAGCTGGACCAGATGATGACGATGATGAACCGAGTCAGAAAAAAAAACCTAATTCAAAGGTAAAACAACCTTCTTCTATGCCTGCGAATTCTGATAGTTATGATTATGATGACGATGATGACGATGACGATGATGACGAAAATTACTTACAAAAATTTGACAATGATATAAATAAAAACTATATTTTAGATAATCATCCTGAATGTCTTCATCATAATTATGATGAAATTACCTCTTTATCACGAATTGTTAGAGATAAAGATAATATTATTATTGACCCATTACATAAAACAATCCCAATATTAACAAAGTATGAGCGCGCAAGAATTCTTGGACAAAGGGCAAAACAAATTGAATCTGGAGCAAAGCCTCTTGTCAAGATTCCGGATAATATTATTGACGGATATCTAATTGCTGAATTGGAGTTACGTGAAAAGAAAATTCCTTTTGTTATTAAACGACCATTACCTGATGGTAGTTGTGAGTATTGGAGTGTTAAGGACCTCGAGCTTATTATTTATTAATTCTTAACTTAGCTAATTATAAAATAAAATTAAAAATTTATTAAAAAAATATAAAATATAAATATAAATAATTTATTTAAAGAATACACAATAAATAAATTATAATAAATGGACATTAAACAAAATATTATTTTTGATTATTTATGGATTGGAGGAGCTGGTGAATTAAGATTCAAGCAGCGGGTGCTTGAAATGTCCGGATTTAATCAATTTAGTTTTTTTAATGATAGTAAAATAATACCACAATGGAATTATGACGGCTCATCTACTAACCAAGCATCTAGCACAGGTAATACTGAAGTAATTTTAAAACCTGTTTCTTGTTGGGTAAATCCTTTACAAGAAAATTCTTATATTGTTCTATGTGAAACATATGATTCAGATGGTAATCCATTGCCCACAAATTCACGTTATTATGCGAATCAAATATTTAAACAAAATTATTTTGATTTTAAGCCACGGTTTGGTCTAGAAATAGAATATTTTTTTAAAAAAGATAATCATATTATACCTTTTATTCAAGATCAAGCTGATAATCTAGATGATAATTTAGCTAAAAATATTTTTTATTGTGGCACAAATATGTATTCGCCATTAATGGAAAATATTGCCGTACAAAGAACTATTGTTGAAGAGCATTTAAACGCATGTTTGAAAGCAAATATTAAAATTGGTGGCACAAATCAAGAGGTGTCTCCTAATCAATGGGAGTATCAAATTGGTATTTGTTATGGTATTAATGCCGGCGACAATTTTTATGTATCCCGTTATTTATTAGAAAGAATCGCAGAAAAATATGGTTATACTATTTGTTATGATCCTAAGCCTATTAAAAACATGAATGGTAGTGGTTGTCATACAAATTACAGCGACGAATATACAATGGGAGAAAATGGCATTGAAGAAATATACAAACGCATGGATAAATTATCAAAGAAACATGACGAACATGTTATGGCTTATGGAGACGAAAGAAATCGCGAAAGATTAACTGGACTACACGAGACATCAAGTTACGAGAATTTTTCTTATGGAGTGGGAACAAGAAATACATCGGTACGGATACCGACACAATGTCTAAAAGATGGTCGCGGATATTTTGAGGATAGAAGACCTGCGGCAAATATGGATCCGTATAAGGTTACATCGATGATTTACAAGACATGTTGCTTAGATGAGTAATATTTTAAATATTTGTAATAATAATATTTGTAATAATAATATTTGTAATAATAATATTACAAATATATATAAATATATATGACAACCGAACTAGACATTTACAAGAAAAATAGAATAAATGAAATTCAAAACATTTACAATACTAATGTAGCCCGTTTGTATTCAGATTTAGCTAATAATATTAAAAATATTCAATCCACAAGGTTAATTAGTCAATCCGTAAAACAAAGAAATATTAATAATTTAATTACACAATATAATACAAATGTAAATACATTAAAAAATTCACTTACACAAGCTATTACAACTCTACAAAATTTCAAACCTAAACAACTCATAATTAGCAACAATAATAATAATAAAAAAGCATTATTAATTGGAATCAATTATACTGGAACACAAAATGAACTGTATGGCTGTATTAATGACGTAAATTGTATTAAAGACAAAATATCTAAACAAGGTTTTACAGATAACAATGTTAAAATTATGACAGATTTAACTTCTAAGAAAGCTACTCAGGCAAATATACTAGAAGAATTTAAAAACTTACTTATTAATTCACAAGCAGGAGATTTTTTATTTTTCTTATATAGTGGCCATGGGTCATACACATTAGATAGAAATAAAGATGAAACAAATAGTTACGATGAAATGATAATAGGGTGCGATTTACAAGGTATTCTTGATGACGATCTTAAATCACTAATTCAGACTTATTTAAAGGCTGATATAACTTTATTTGCATTATTTGATAGTTGTTTTAGTGGTTCTGTATTAGATTTAAAATATCAATACTTAGACAGTCTTAATTATGACAAATATACTGAAAACCCAAAACAATTAGAAACTCTTGGTAATGTAATTATGATTAGCGGTTGTACTGATAATCAAACGAGTACAGATGCTTTTATCAATAATCAAGCAAATGGAGCGATGACATGGTCTTTATTAGAAGCATTAAAACAAAAACCTGGTTGTAGTTGGAGAGAACTCATTAAAACAATGCGTGATTTATTGAAAAAATCACAGTATTCACAAATACCTCAATTTTCGTCTGGTTTGTTTGTGAATATTGATGCAACAGTATTTATTTAGACATTTAAAACGTCGTTTTTTATTATTTATTTTTATAATTTATATAAATATAAATATAAATATAAATATATATTATATATATATGTTTACAATTGATGTTTCATCATTTCTTAAAAAAAAAAGTTATTATAATGGAGATATTATATCATCATTAGTAATGGACTTATACAAAGAGAATAAATATAAAGATATACTTTTTGTTAGAACTTTTACAACTGGCAATTGGTTGGATAATTTATTAATAAAAAATAACGATGTTAATAGAATTTTATATTACACAGATAATATAAATACTCCTACTAAATCACATAAATTAACAACTATAATTCATTCAGATGATTTAGAGAAACAAATATTATCATTAAATAAAACATTTGATTTAATATGTATTGATTCTTGTCATGAATATGAAAAATCTTTACGTGATTTTAAAATAGTATCATCATTTTTAAATGAAACTGGAATATTAATTTCACATGATTGTTATCCATGGAATAAAACAGTAGCAAATTCTTCTTATATTCCTGGTCAGTGGTGTGGTGAAACATATATTGCCTTTGTAGAATTTGCATATAATAATCCAAACATGTTTTATACAGTTTTAAATATAGATACAGGAATTGGAATAATAAGCAAGAAACAAATAGAATTTTTCTCAAACGCATTAGATAAAAATAAACAAGAATATTTATTATTTTTACATAAAAATTCAAAAGATCCTTATACATATTTCACAGAAAATTCAAAAGATATTATAAATTCACATTCATCTTAATAAAGAATAAAATTTATGTTCATACTCTAACATTTTATTTCTAATATCATCTATTTTATTAACAAAATTATTCATATCTATTTTAAAATTTTTTATATCTATCCTATTACTTTTATTTATAAATACATTAATATCTTTCATTAAATCACATGTACGGTTTATTTGTTCTTCACAGGTTTTTTCATTAAAAAATATTTCATCATTTGTGTTATTATCATAAAAATGATAATGTCCTTTGTTTTCTCCAAAACAGTCAAATTTCAAAAATTCATAATTATTTATATATAATGATACTGCTGACCCAAAACCTTTTATTAATTTTTTATGAAATACTAAAAAATATAAATTATCTTGTATATGAACTTTATAAATATCTTGTCTCATTATAATACAACTATAAAATAATAAAAACAGAGTTTTAATGCTTTTCTCATTTAAATTGCCCATTTTGGATAAAATTGATTTATTTTAATTCATAATATTATTACAATAAATCAAAAATGAACGAAACAATTTTAAACGATACATTTAATTCTTTATTACCAATTAATGGTTGTAAATGTAAAGAAATATTAAAATCAATAGATTCAAATTATAAAGAAAACAATGATTATACTAATGAATGTATTTATATTGGTCATTGTGAAATTACTGATTATGAAACAGGGATTACAGCAAAAACAAGACCTAAAATTGGAAAATCACGATATTTAACATCTTTAAATAGAGGAAGGAGTCAAGGAGGTTGTGATTGGATATTTGATTATATCTATTTTGTTCCAAAAGGAAAAAATTATTCTAAATTAGAATCAGTTATACACAAAGAATTAGTAAAATATAATTTAAATAAAGAATTTCATAGAGAATTATATGATTTATCAATTGGAGAAGCAATTGCAAAAGTTAAAATTATTATAGAAAAATGGGTAATTTAAATGAGAAAAGGTGTAAATTTCTAAAGTGTAAATAATTTATTAATGAACAAAATGATTCAAAACTTTTTACTAAAATAATAATAAAATTTTAAAGAAAACCGCAAAAGAGGTCACCATTAATAAAAGTTAAGTTTCTTTAAGTTATTTTGGGAAATTTATTATTTAAAAATTAACATATGTTTTTCAAAAGTCGGTGAGCCAAAGAAAAAATGGACATTTATTTTTGTCCATTTTTTGCAAAAGTCAAAAGGTCTTGGGAAAAACCTTCGACAAGACCATAAATTTTTTTAGCGTCTTGTCACATTTTCCAAATTTTTCAATTTGTGACGATAAAATTTTTTATTTTTATAAAATATTTTAATTAAAATTATTTATTTTTTTTTCTTCAGCTAACATATGGAAACATTAGGTGACAATATTAAGCAAAAATTAAGCAAAAAATATTGTTGTAAAATATGTGACTATGAATCGTCTAGAAAAAGTAATATTGAAACGCATTTTAAAAGTGCTAAACACCAAAATAATATAATCGGTGACACATGTGACATAAATAAGCAAATATTAAGCAATAATAAGCAAAAAAATACTAATTTAATATGCGAAAAATGTAATAAACAATATATTTCCAGGAATGGTTTATGGAAACATAAAAAAACTTGTAACAATAGTAATTCTAATCTAATTCATAATAATGAATCAGATGACATTTTTCATAAGTCTAATGAATCAACTGATAAAGAACTTATTATGCTGTTAATTAAAGAAAATAGCGAGTTAAAAAATATGATGATGAAGGTAATTGAAAATGGGACAAATAATGTAAATAATGTAAATAATGTAAATAATATTACTAATACAAATTCACATAATAAAGCGTTTAACTTAAATTTTTTCTTAAATGAAACATGTAAAAATGCGATGAACATTTCTGATTTTGTTGATTCTATAAAATTGCAATTAAGTGATCTTGAAAATGTGGCAAAAATAGGGTATGTAGAGGGTCTCTCTAAAATCATTATAAAGAACTTAAATGCCCTTGATGTTACTGAACGCCCTGTTCATTGTAGTGATTCGAAAAGAGACGATGATAAATGGGAAAAAGAAAATGAAACAAACGATAAAGTTTTAAAGGCAATTGAAGATATTGCAACTAAAAATAGTAAGTTGGTTAAAGAATGGAAACAAAAGAATCCTGAATGTGCAAGTAGTAAATCACATAAAGCCGATGTTTATTCACATATAATGATTGAAGCTGTTTGCTCAAATAATGACGCAAATAACAACAAGATTTTAAAGAAAATCGCCAAGGAAGTTACGATTGATAAAAAATAATTATTATTTACATTATAAATAATAATTTGTTAAATTATCTAAGCGTCAATTTTTCTCCAAGAAGGAGGACATAAATCCGATGTATTATTACCTGCCGAAGGTCCGAACCATACAGAAGGATAACACACAATTTTGTCTGTGTTGGAATTTAAAAACGCCCCCCACCAACTAAAAGAACTGTTTGCGATAATATTATGACTACATGATCCCATTAACAACATTTGTTCCCAATCTTCCAATAAATTTGACGCACGAATAAACGTATAATTTGGCAGGGCTGATGTTAATTCTTCTATCTTTTGTTTTACATCAATAATGTCTTCCTCTTCACAAAAATATAAAACATTGAATTTTTCATCCGGGTATTTTTGTTGAATAAATTGTAAACATTTTGTATAATAATTTACAGTCATAATCGGATGAAAATCAGGAATTTTTTTATAATCACCCATGCGAAAATGCAAACTGATTGTTTTATTTAAAAATTTCGCATCTATTAAATAATTCATGGATTCATTCTTTTTAACTACTTCTTTTTTTTGTTTTGCTATATCAAGTAAATTATATATTTGGGTATAATATTCTTGAAAATACATATAACTTTGAAAATATCCGTGTAAACAAGCATCATTTCCCATAAAAAATTGAATATTAAAACTATTATATTTAAACCCATTTTCTCTAACATATTTCAATTGAGGGAAATTATTTCTTAAAAATGGCGTTAATTTATGAAACAATGAATTCCAATACGTATGTCTTTTTGTTGTTCCTTCGCCATCCCCTAATGTTTCAACATTCAAAAACGCAAATGAAACATGGGCTTTGAGAGCATGAGAAATAGTAGCAAAAATTTGAAATAATTGATTTCCAAGACCGCCCATTAGTGTACAAGTTAGCATTTAATATAATTATATTTGGTGTGTTATATTTATACCGTTTTATATAATAGTTTTTATTATTATTTTACTTAAAAATCTTCATTTAATATGAACGCCTCATTTATTCCAGATTTATTTGCTAATGCGTAAGCGTCATTGCGACGCTCAAAGAAAGATGTTTTTGACTCCAAACTTATCAACTCCATAAAATCAAAAGGATTCGTAACATTATATATCTTATCATATCCCAATTGAACGCTTAAACGGTCTGCCACATATTTAATGTATTGAGTCATCATATCCGAATTCATACCAATTAGACGACATGGTAACGCATCACATATAAATTCGCTTTCTATATCGACCGCATCTTTAATAATCTCGTGTATTTTAGCCTTGCTTAATTTCTTAACCAATTTACTGTACAATAAAACGGCAAATTCGCAGTGAAGGGCCTCATCCCTTGAAATCAATTCGTTACTGAATGTGAGACCAGGCATTAATCCGCGCTTTTTAAGCCAGAAAATACTGCAAAATGACCCACTAAAGAAAATTCCCTCTACACAGGCAAACGCTACTAGACGAGTGGCAAAACTGCTGCGATTATCGTGAATCCATTTTTGCGCCCAGTCTGATTTCTTTTTGATACATGGGAAATGCTCTATTGCATTGAATAATTTATGTTTTTCTTCCTCGTTTTTAATATAAGATTCAATAAGCATTGAATAAGTTTGCGAATGTATATTTTCCATCGCAATTTGAAACCCATAAAAGGCACGAGCTTCTGAAATCTGGATCTCATTCATAAAACGAGAAGCAAGATTTTCCAAGACAATTCCATCACTTGCCGCGAAAAACGCAAGAATCATTGATATAAAATATTTTTCATCAGCATTTAAGGTGTCCCAATGAGTAATATCTTTTGTTAAATCGATTTCTTCGGCGCGCCAAAAACAATCAATCTGGGTTTTATACATCTTCCAGATGTCATCGTGTTTAATTGGAAACATAACGAATCGCTTATCGTCAGGGGCTAGCAAAGGTTCTTTAGATTCTTTTGACATCCTAAATAATATATACGATATATTTTAATTCTTTCTTTTATAAAATTAATATTTTTAAAGAAAAAATAATAAAAATATCATTAGTTTATAAGTAATGATACCTATACGCGTAGTATTTAAAAACAATGATGACAAATTATTAAAAATAGATGAATTAATAGAAGCAAAACGTCAAATGCTACAAGATAAACAAAAATCCATCGGAAAAATTGCCAAACAAAACAAATTTTTAGAAGATGTGAAAAATGATTACACAAATTATAATAATATTATTACAAAACAAAAACACGAACAAATACAAGCGTTAGAATTAATTCATAAATATATTAATGATTTAAAATCAACTGAACAAATATCAACGCAAAATATAGAAGATGCGAAAAATGATCAATTAAAAATAATGAATGAAATACAATCAATAAAACAAAATTTAGAAGGTATTGTTAATTCGAATATTTCATAATTTTATAATTTATAATTTATATAAATATATAATATATATATAAATGGCACAACCAGCGGCAGCATATGTTCATCCATTGGCAAATCCACTAGAAGGTCCTTTAAATCAATTAGGTAATTTACTTAATACGAATTATAATAATTCATGGACTTTAAAACAATTAATTAATGCTAACGCACAATATATTTTAGCACAATTAGACAGAATCCGTCAAGCGGTAACTCAATTACAACAAAATTTTGCGATCGCACGTAATAGAATACCGCAATTAGAAGCTGAAATTGCTGCTTTACAAGCTCAATTAGCCGCACAAGGCCCTGGACATGCGGCTCCAAATGTAGTGGCATTACAACAACAAATAGCAGATTTAACAGCACAGAGAACCGATTATATTAGATGGATAAATGAATCTCTTGCTCTTATCAATCGATATGATGGTTATGTACAACATATAAACGGTTTAGCACCAGATAATGCGCAATTTACAGCTTTAATAGGACAAATAAATCAACGATTAAGAACAATAACAGATCTTTTTAATTTACCTCAAAATGGTCAAGACCCTCCGGCACCACCAGGTAATCCTCCTGCTCCTCCTGGTGGTCCTTATGGTAATGGTGGTCCTGGTGGTCTAGGAAATCCTGCTCTAGGAAATCCTGCTCTAGGAAATCCTGCTCTAGGAAATCCTGCTCCAGGAGCTGGTATAGTAGCTCCTGGTATAGGAAATCCTGCTCAACCCAATCCAAATTTTTTTCAAAGAGGTTTGAACCGCATAGGTAATATGTTTAGTAGAAATCGTGGTAGAAATGCCCCTATTGCTCCTGCTGCTTTTGCTGTTCCTGCTGCTGCTGTTGTGGGTAATGTAAATCCTATAAATCAATCAAACGCAAACATGGCTGGTCCACCTGAGCTTCAAGTGAATTATGTATCTCCCAATCCTATTCAGAAACCTATTACAAATAATTATGATATGGACAAAATAAGACAGATGTATAGTCGTCCAAATGGTTCTCCTCCTGATTCAGATGATTCAGATGAAGAAGATGATGAAAACAACAACGCAAGACTTGCTTTTTCTCGTTCTAATAGTGGTAATTCAGCACGTGGTAATTTAGCACGTGGTAATTCATCAGGTAGTAATTTAAAACCATTTGATGATGAAGATTTGGATTTTGGATCTAGTACTAGTAACAGAAATAGCAGATTTAACAGTCTAGATAGTACTAATATAGGTGGTAAAATAAAAAGAAAAAGAACAAAAAAACATAAAGGAGGATTTAGATTAACTTCTAATAAAAGAACTACAAGTCGCTCTCCATCAAGTAGTGGCAGAAAAAGTAGTGGTAGAACAAGTAGTGGTAGAACAAGTAGAAGTGGTAGAACTAGTAGTAGAAGAAGTAGAACAAGTAGTAGAAGAAGTTCAAAATAAATTTATACAAAATAATATAAATTATCAAATATAATATAATAAATAAAATTATTATATTATAATTTTTTTAAAGATCATTATTCAAGTAAGATTGAAATAGGATAAAAGCCTCTTTAGGTTTATAAGTAGGCACCTCATGACCCGCAAAATGAACCGTTGCAAATTTCAATCTAGAATCATTTGAAAACGGTGTATTGAAATCAGTAACATATCCGGCCATTTGTCCATCAACTTCCCATGTTTTCCATAAAGATTTAACAGGAAATCCCAAATCATAAATCCATTTTTGTGTTCCAATAGTTCCGCAAACACCATCATCATCGCCAGAATAAACTAAAATATTCAAATCAGGACTGCTCTTGGAATTCAAAATTTTGTTATAGTATTTCTCCATTGGTTTCATTTTATCAACATATTCATACTTAACTGTGCGCGAACATTCATCCCATTGAATATTTGTTTTAACGTGTAAATCATTCTTAACATCTTCACGATTCAAATAATCAGCGGAATAATTATCTTCACATGGCTCATATTCATCCTTTAATGGAACACCTTGGTGTAAAGACCTAATTTCTGACTTTTGATTAGAAAACATATGTTCATTTAACCACACTTGTTGTGCTGACAAACAAACTGGATAATCTAAGGCATATGGATTCAAGTTACCTATTTTCTTCATAAAATCAAGCATCAATGTAGAGCAAACAGAATTGTTTAATAAATTTGCGGGTTCAAGACAACCAGCGGCAACATATTTATCCCAAGAAGGCTTAGGCAACAATTGTTTACCCCAATATGTCTCCATTTCAGCACCTACGCCGGAATAATAGTCTGTATAAGGATTACCCACAGCAAAACCCTTGAAATTTAATTTATCGCCTTCACTTTCAACATTTTCGTTATATTGAATTATTTCCCACGCTAATGTAGGCATATAATGACCACCGTAACTTTCACTTGTAATGTAAAGAGGAGAATCAGCAAACTCTGGAAATTTCTTTAAAAACTCAAGAATCGTTTGAAGGTTGTCTTTAGCTGCTTGGTCATCGCCAATTTTATAGTCGCTTGTGTCATCGGAATATGAAAATCCAACACCTACTGGCTGTTCTAAAAAGACCATGTTTGCGATTTTATTCCATCTCCAGTCATTCATCTTCAAATTTCCATTAGCATCCGGTCTAAATGGTCCTTGTTCTGTTAAAAACCCGATTAAACCACTGCAACCAGGTCCACCATTTGTCCAGAAAACAAGTGGGTCTTTTGCCGAATTTGACTCTGATTCAACAAGCCAATAATGAATATTTTTCTTTGTTTCGCCTAAATTTAAATATCCACTAAATTGATTAAAATTAACGGGTTCATTTAAACCGAACAAATTTGTTACTTGATCTTGAAGGGCTTCATTTGTATAACTAGATACAAAGTTTAAGCTAGATATAAAAGATATAATACAAAAAAAAGGGACTAGCATTTTATATTATAATATATATTTTATTTTTATATGTTTAAGTCATTGTTTGTATATTTTATTCCTCTTCTTATATTATTTATTAAGGCTCAATTTCAGGTTCCATAACTGTCTTACCTTTCTCCTTCTCCTCAGCAATTACCTCATCAATTCTAGGCCTGACAATATTCAAATAATCAAGCATCATGATTCGTTTAACATCGGCAGGTAAATTCAAGGACTTAGCGCAATTTTCATCAATTTTTTCACATGTCTGCTCAGCAGTCAAATTATCAAATTCAACTACATAATCATTCCATAATAATATAGAAATGTCTATTAGTTTACCATTGCTATTATTCATTATAATTTCTTTCAATTGACGTTTATATCCTTCACCTTCGGCAAAAAATTTACCCATTTTGAATCCAACTTTACAGTTTTCATCTTCTGGTTTAACCTGACGACTAAATGATACCATTTTTATTATATATTATTCAATCAATATTTTTAAGTCATTGTTTCTTATTTATTCTTATGTTTTACAATAAATAACACATCATACCTTGTAATTCAGGATAAACACGACAATCTTCAGGCCATTTTCCAGTTATTTCCCGTATTTTTAACGAATTAATATTACATCTTCTTTTTATAATAGTCTTTCTTAAAGCAAACACCTTTTTCCATGTGCGTTGAATTAATTTTATCCAAATTGTTTTGATTACGCATATACAATGTCCGGATTCTAAAATAATATTTTCAGCTATTTGTGGTCTAATATAATCCTCTTTAGATACAATATTATTAAAATTTTTTATTGTAGAAAATGGCGGGGCATTTGTAATAGGGTTCTCATTTACTAATTCCTGATTAACTAAATCATGATAATATGTGTTATAATTATCGCATATTTCATTCATTATATTGATATCTAGTTTTTTAAAACTTGAAATATTAAGATGATAATAAAAGAGTTTATTTCCCATTCCTTTACCGTGTAGTTTACAATATAATTCACATAAAACTATATTAAAACGACTATTACGTGGTTCATCTGGGTTAAAATAAAGGTCTTCTTCATCTGAATCATAATCTGAATCATCGTAACCATAACCATCAAATTCATCATCATCATTATTTGACATACTATTTTTTATTAATTTATATTATTAATTAAATAATTAATAATTATTTCATTTTTTTTTAAAAATAATATATATAAATGAAGACTAATGCATTTTTGTCGAATTTGTTAACAAGTAAAGCAGCATTAACAGTAGTATTTTGGCTATCTTTAACAAATATTATTGGTTATTTAATATACAGCAGATTTGATGCTGTAGTATTTTTTATTTTATTAAGTATAATAATTACTAACTTTAGTAAAAATATGATAATTATTTTAGGTATTCCATTAATTTTAGTTAATTTGGCAGTATTAGGAAAAAATAAATTTAAAGAAGGAATGGAAATGGAAGCAAAAAAAAAGGATGATGGAAAACAACCTCATGTAATAACACCAATAGCAGAACAAAAAACAGATGATTCAGCTGATAATTCCGTAGAAGTCGAACCATCATCTGAACGCGTCGAACATGAAACAAAAGAAAAACTAGGAAATAGCGGGTTTGAAGTAGGTCGTAATAAAAATAAATCCAAATACAATGTTGATTATGCCGCAACAATTGAAGATGCGTATGATGAATTGAATAATATATTAGGAAGTGATGGAATCAAAAATTTAACCTCTGATACTCAAAATTTAATGAAACAACAAAAACAATTAACTGAAGCAATGACACAACTTGGTCCATTGATGCAAACTGTTGGTCCTTTATTAGACCAGGCAAAATCAATGATGGGTAGTATGCAACAAGCAGGTGGTGTAGACCAATTAGATAAATTAGCTAAGCAATTTAATCCTTCTACTGTTAAAAAACAATAAATATTTAAAGGATGTAAATATAATTTATTATAATTTATTATAATTTATTATAATTTATTATAATTTATTATAATTTATTTATTATAATTTATTTTTATATATTATATATAAATTATGAAAAAAAATAACACAATGATTCGTCTTATAAAAATTTTTGATATAGGATACATTACTACTTTATATTTTGTATTAGGAATTTCTTTTGCACAAATTTGCGATAAATACTTTGGACCATTTGATTTAAAAGAAGAAGAAAAAAAACCACTTAGTAAAAGTATATCAGAAATTATATTATTTTTATGGGGGGTATCTATTGTTATATATTTTGTAAGAAATATTATTCCACTAATTCCTTTCCCATTAGAAGGTGTATATGGATTTGAACATTTAAGAGTTAAAGAAGTTACTAGTGCTGGTATGTTTTCATTAGCTTTTTACATATTAAATAAATATTATCGTGCAAAAATAACGTATATTTCCTCTATGATTGGGTAAAATAGTAAAAATAGTAATTTAAATTAATTTATATAATATAATTATTATATAAATGAGAAAATGTCCTCCTGGAGTTGTATGTGTTGAAAATATTTCCATGTTTTTCATATCTATTTGTTTATTACTTGTAGTTTATCTTATTTATACAAATATGAATAGAAATATACAAATTAACAACCATCCATCCGAAAAAATCATTGTTAATAATGAAACAAGAGAGAACCAATCGTCCGGATTATTTAGTTGGTTTCAACAACCAAGTTGGCCTTATAATAATATACCCAACGATGCTTATTTAAATCCATATTCCGCACCATTAAGAGATGAAAGATATTTAGTTCCACAATTAAATTATATTCCTCCGGGTACGGTACCTATTAATGTAGCCACAAGCTCGGTTGAAACGTCTTATAGACAAGTCGGAATATTAACACCTTTAAATAGCAGTCAAAAAGATAATATATTGCCATTAATGGGCAGAGTTTTGTTTAATAGAAGGGATTTATGGAACTACTACACTATTAGTAATCAACATAATAATGTAAAATTACCTATTTCGGTTAAAGGACGAAGTGCGTTAAATGATAATGGAGTTGATAAATTATATAATGGTGATACAGTTTATGTTGAAGGTGCTGGTGAAGCGTACAAAGTAACTGTTTATGATAATGACACGATAAAATATTTACCTTTCATTTAACCCCTTAAAAATAGGATCAATAACAATATATTTTAGATATTGTTATTTATTTTTGCTTTTTATTTCTTTTTATGAGATCTATTACGCTTTCCTAGTCTAAATTTACGTGTTTTACGTTTTTTACCACCTGTCTGTGATTTGACTGTTTTTATTTCTTCTATAGCCTCTTTCATTGTAGTTTGTATTTTTTCTATTTTTGCTGTTATGTCATCAAGTGTTTGATTCGTTTTTTCATTTTGTTTTTCTTGTTCATTTTCATTAAAAGCACCATCTCTTTTTAAAATGTCTAATTGTGGTGCGGCATCTACAGCAGCATCGGGTTGTGCTGTATCAGACGGAACTTCTAATGGATTTGGTACTGTTCCAGGTTCAAGAATAGGTTCTGGAGTATCTAACACTGTTCCATCAGCAGGAGGAAGATTTGGGTCAGCAGGAGGAAGATTTGGATCTGAAGGAGGAAGATTTGGATCTGAAGGAGGAAGATTTGGATCTGAAGGAGGAAGATTTGGGTCAGCAGGAGGAAGATTTGGATCTGAAGGAGGAAGATTTGGGTCAGCAGGAGGAAGTTGGGTTGGATCAGCAGGTGGAAGATTTGGATCTGCAGGTGGAAGATTTGGATCAGCAGGTGGAAGATTTGGATCTGCAGGTGGAAGATTTGGATCAGCAGGTGGAAGATTTGGATCAGCAGGTGGAAGATTTGGATCAGCAGGTGGAAGATTTGGATCAGCAGGTGGAAGATTT